CAAACCTACTGCCAAGGCCAAATACGACAATACACACAACTATAAATTGGCCGCTCCGCAAGTGGTTACTGCTCATAACCCGTATATCACCTTCTTATTCAGCGGTATAGCGAAATGCTTTTCTTATCAGTTAAAGATGGTGATGAAGAGCAATTGGATAGTGAACGATGGACTTAACGCGGAAAATCTCAGCGGACGATTTAATAATATTATGTTAAATCATACCGAAGTAAGATTTTTGGAAGTAGATTTCTCTAAGTATGATAAGAGTCAGGAGCTGTTCTGTCTCAAGTTATTTCTGGAAATACTACGCCGATTTGACGTGCCTGAAAAATATCTTGTAGACTGGGAACGTTACCACATCTCAAACGTAATCAAGTTTAAGCGCGAGGGAGTTAAAACAAAGGTTGAGTATCAGCGAAGAAGTGGAGACGTTTTCACGTTCATCGGTAACACGTTGGTTGCCATGTGCTGCATCGTCTGGAGCTACAAGGATATTATATCTCAGGCAGCCGGAGGTGTTTTTGGCGGAGATGACAGTCTAGTAGTTTTTCCCGAAAAAGTTTCCATTCCTGATAACACACAAACAATTTCGGACATCTTCAATCTCGTGGCAAAAATTGAGCATTTCCCTCATTCACCCGTTTTTAGCTCTAGGTTTCTGATAAACTTGGAAGGACGGTGGATGTTTATCCCTGACCCTCTGAAGTGTATAGTGAAACTGGGACGTGATGATCTCTTTAACTTCGAACATGTCCGGTACTACTATATTTCGTTCTGCGATAATTTCAAGGCTTACCGTGATAGTAGAGTTGTGGATATTGTTTCTCATGTGGTTGCTTTGAGATACAAGGACATCTTTGGTGACAAGGATTGTTCTGTGCTATGTAAATTTATCAATTGTCTGTTGTATGATTCTCAACTCTTCGAATCCTTATTCATCCCTACCGAGTTAGCCAACGATAACATGCAACCAAATAAATTGAGATCAATTCTAAAATCTTTGAAATTGATCTGATTCCCTAGATGATTCATCTGGGAAATTGACTACGAAAGTGGTTAAGGCTTTTGTCAATATGCCATCTGACCACATTAATAGCTATTAATGTGGACAATGACACGCCCGCAACGGCGTTAAAAATAGCCCCATAAAAATTATCGGTTTCTTTCTTCCTTGTTCTATTCCTAAAATAAGAACTCGTAGACCCACGCACGTTTGGGTTTCGTGCCGGTATGCATGCTTACATGACTTTGTGTTCCACCCAATGTTTGTAGTGTAAGAGCGTTACGATAACAGTCCAGAGTAAACTATGGGGAGACGTGTTGAATTGATGACAATCTATGTCATCCATTATGTGTGTGTGAGTCAGACTTCACAGCTAAATTTTGTTGACGGCTGATACCCGCTTTTCCGTGAGAGTCGGATCGCATTAGACCTGTGAACTAAATTTCTCACACGAACGCTTTAGAGTGTATAGTATTGATCCTGTAGCTAAATCTTGGTGTCAGTCATGTCGCTGTACCCGTGGGAATCGGGGTCACCATTAGACCTGCAGGTATTGTTCTATATGACACTATTCTAAAGTGTCTCAGCTGCTTTGAGATTAAGCAACTCATTAGCAGTTAGTTAAGCACATTGGATGTCATGGTTGCTCGTGCAGAGTCAATGAACGTCGACGTTCAGCTAGCGGTGAATTAGCGAGATCTATTGATCGATTGGTAAGACAATTAAAAATTTACACGAAATCCTTCGTGGGGGACTTAGAGAGCGAAAGCTGCTCTAGTCTATCGGCTTTTATCGATATGCCACCTGACTCTTACGTAAGCTTACGTGAGAGATAACGATACGTCCGTCAACGACGTTAAAATAGCC